CCACTTGGAATTGTGTTATATAGACGCAAAAAACGTGGTGAAAAATATATTCAGTAATTATATATGCGCGTTCGTTTAAAAAAAAGTCCACGTATTGATAAAAAGTTTAGAGTTACTTTTGAAAATGGGAAAATAGTTGATTTTGGGGCAAGAGGGTACTCAGACTATACGATACACAAAAACCCTTTGCGTATGCGTTCATACGTAACGCGACACGGTGGGTTTGTTCCTCATATGGTACAAAAACAGACCGATCCTAAACTGGTTCATAAAAATATGCTTGATGTGACTCGAAGTGATAAAGAAAACTGGACAAAAACAGGTTTTTTTACCGCGGGGTTTTGGTCAAGATGGCTTTTATGGAGTCATCCAGATTTTGAAGGTGCGAAAAAGATCATATCTAAGAAGTTTGATTTATCTTTTCTCTAAGACCACGACGTTTAAGGTTTGCTTTTAAAGCGGTCATTAAATTTGTGCGTGGATCACGTTTAGTTGGTACTGGTGGTGCTTGTGGAACAGGTGGTGCGCGTGATACTTGTGGTGCGCGTGCGACGGGTTGAGAAACTCGACGAACCCGTGGAACATTTGATTCAACTGTTCGTAAAAGAGATTTACACGTTCGTAAAAGTTTTTTAGATTCACGAACCTGAATTTCCAACGATGGTGATCGCCGTCTTTGAATTTTCATTTTAAGTTCCTTTTCACTCAAGGGAACACGTTTACCTTTAATTTTTTTAGTTACGCGAAGACCAAGACGCTTTGCTTCATTTTTTAACAAATCTATCTTCATTTATATTAACCAAGAAATTAGTTAATAATTGGGCATAGGAACGTAGTTCATTGCACGATCGACAGCCATCCCCCCTGCTGCACCGGCCAATGCACCAGGTGCAAGTTTTGGTGCAACGAAAAAACAACATAAACAACACACAGTTGTAATAACGGCATCTGATATAGTAGCTTTTTTACACTTTTCATTTGATTTAATTTTAGCGATGTCAGGTACCCATTTACCACATATACCCCATCGTGTAGACTGTGAAACTAATATAACGATACATGATACAAGCATAGCAAGTTTATCCAATTTAAATAAAAGGTGTAACATTTGTAGTTTGTATTTACTATTACATTAGAAAAAATTGTCCGTTCTATACATTTTCGCCTGAAATGAACCTGTTTGTCCTAAAACCGAAACAGTTTCATTTCCATAAAGTTCTCGACACCCAATATCGTCCATACAATCTCGATTATCAATTGTTACTGGAAGTGGATACACTTGATCACCTGGTGTTGTCGTATAATAGTGGTATTGATCACGTCTTCCCCTAACTTCTTTACCGTATAAAGGTAACGTTTCTTCATCCGATCCTACAAGAACGCCCATTTGTTGGACGTACCCGGGTTTATACTCCTTAATTGGTGGGTTTCTAAATTCTCTTTCAACTGGTATTTGAACTGGAACTTCGACTGGGACTCCGACTGGGACCTTTTTATTAACTATAATTGGGTTACGCACTTGATATACAATTACGGTAATGAGTACAATTAACGCGATAAGTAATAATTTTTGTTGCGTTTTGTTTTTGATCTTCATTTTATATATACCAACATTATTTAACAAACCGTTTTCGAAGTTCGTGAAGAGGTTCTAAATCAATTCTATTAAGTCTGTACTGAACAAGTAGCCATAAAAAGAAGAAAATAGATTTTAAGAAATTGTTTGCCTCTGTATCATCCATTTTATATATTGGACCCATAATACGTCCAAAGAATGTTTCATCTTTACTGTTTCCTGTTACAGCCATTTCCATTTGTGTCAACGCACACGTATCATCATTGACCGACCAATGGAAAAATATGAATGGTACGAGAATGGAATAAAACTCAAGGTTTTGTTTGTTCTTCATGAATGGTACAACCAACATTGTTATGAAAAAGAGTAAATGAATGAAAAATATAATATTCATATCTATTAGTATGAACGAAGAAAAGAAACTTCCAAAAATATGGCACCCACAACAGGAGAAAATATTAAAGGCCTGGGGTGAAGCCGCTGCGTGTTATAGGTATATGCACTACCAAGCGTATTGTTCATACAAAAATTTGAGTATGAAATTTACTATACCACTCATAATTGTAAGTACAGTTACAGGTACTGCTAACTTTGCACAAGAAACATTTCCACCTTCCGTACAGCCTTTTGTACCGTCGGCTATTGGTGGTCTGAACCTAATCACTGCTATTGCAACAACTATTATGCAATTTCTTAAAATTAACGAACTTATGGAAGGTCACCGCGTTGCGTCTGTCCAATACGGTAAAATTTCACGAACAATACGTCTCGAACTTACACTCCCACTTTCGGAACGAACATTAAACGGTACAAATATGATTGAAAATATGCGAACAGAATATGACCGTTTGATTGAACAATCACCTAATGTACCCAAAAAAATGATAGATGCATTTGAACGTGAATTTCCCGATGATAATGCATTCTTCAAACCAGAAATTATGCATATACAACCCATTACACCATTTAAAGCCATTCAAGAAAGTAAGGTTATAACCAAATTAAAAGATGCCGTGGGAGGTGTCGCAAAACGAGAACTTAAACAAGAACTTGATGAGATACGTGGAGTAAAAAAAGCTGTTAAAGCCGATATAGAACGTGTACAAGAACGTAAAAATGAAATATCGGATTTAAAAGATAAAGGGATCGTAAGTCTAAAAGGTGATCTCATGAAAGAATTGCGTAGACGCACTGAACTCATGGAAGTTGTTACAGAATCACCGAAAGACGATTCACAAGATACGCCACCATAATAAATAACGTAAAGTTAAAGACTGTAATGCACATCAAGTAAGGAAACAGTTTCCTTTTTAAAGGATCTATCACTCTCGTTTGAAGTGTATTATTTTCCATAATAATATCTAACGCTTGAGTAGCGAGATCTGCATCTTCAGTATCATTCGACATGAATGCCTTTGTTACAATACATAAACAAAAAAAGGTTGATCGTATTTCGCTCCATGACCGCGAAATAAAAGAAATTACGTCTCTATTAGAAAATGGTAAGAATGTCTTTTTATGTGGTGCGGCTGGTGTCGGAAAAACATTCGTTCTTAATAAAATTCTAGATGAGACAAATAGTATAGAAATATATGATGAAGTCTTACGTAAAAAAGATATATTCATAAGTACGATAAAAAATTCAAATATGCATGCCTATATAGACGATTACGAATCCGATACAGCATATAAAAGTATAGTAGAAACCATATGTGAAGGTGGTCGGGTTACAAAAAAACCATTACTCGTGACGTCTAAAAATGTACACATGTTACCCAATTTTAAACTCGTGTTCCTACCGAAACGTAAACCTGAAACTATTCAGTGGTTAAATAAAAATCATCCACGTTCAAAAATAGCCTCTGAAAAGTGTAAAGGAAATATAGGAAACTATTTTAATTACCTTGAATATAGCGACGAAAAGGATATTTTTAAATCATCAAAAGACATTATCGAAGATTTCTTTTGTAAACCGGGTACTGTAGATATAGAAGAAACTATACATGAACATGGACATATTTGGGGAGCCGTACATGAAAATTATCTTGGGTCTAACCCGGAACACCCCGACAAAATCATGAATGCATTAATAAATGCAGATACATTCGATACAGAATTGTATAAAGGTGAATGGGATTTCATGCCTTATTTTGTTTTATACGCCATGAAAATACCAAAAATATATACGGGTAAGACCTTAGTTGAACCCGGTACAATACGACCAGGGAGTGCGTGGACAAAATACGGGAACCAGAAAATGCGTGAACAGAAGATTCGAAGTATACAGTGTCGTTCCCATACAAAAATGAACCATCATGAATTCATGCTTTTACGCGAGTATGCACAAAAAGGTGACGTCTCTAAGTTTAAAGAGTATAATCTAACACCACAGGATTTTGATGTTATGAACCATCTTGGTTTACAGAACAAACTAAAACAACGGGAGGTTACTAAAATCAAAAAAATGATTAAAGAAGATGGTCTAAATTAACTAAATGAATACGACTACCCCAGCTTCAGAAGAGGAAGAATATAAAGTGTCTCGGGTCGTTGGTAACGAAATTTTCTATTATGGGGAAATTACCGATGTAGATATTCTCGAGTTCATTGAAGATTTTAAGAAACTTGAAATTGATCTTCTTAAAAAGAAGGCCGAACTCATAGGGTATGAACCTATTATGTACCTTCACGTATGTAGCGAAGGTGGTGATTTATTCGCTGGAATAAGTGCTATGAACATTATTGAAAAATCACGTGTTAAAGTCGTTACTATAGCACAAGGTGTATGTTGTTCCGCGGCAACATTTCTTCTTTTGGGTGGTCACGAACGTCGTATAGGTAAGAATGCACACGTTTTGATACACCAAATATCCACAAACGGGTTCTGGGGAAAATATGAAGAACTCAAGGACGAAATGAAATCATGTGATAAACTCATGGATATGGTTACAAAAACGTATAAGGAAAAAACAACTATACCCCAAAAACAGTTTAAGAAAATTATGAAAC